AATTACATCAAAAGAAAGATAATATGTTATGGCCAGAGTTACCAAAAAATCAACTTCTTCCAGTGTAACACTAGCAAAGATCAGTACAAAACTACATCATATTCACAAAGATTTAGAAAAGAATACAAAGGATATAGCAGCTCTCAAAGAGCAGATGGCTATGGGAAAGGGTGGGTTGAAAGTTGTTGCCTGGCTAGGAATAGTAGTAGGTGGCATAGTAACTGCGTTTGGATATTTTAAATGAAAGTTAGTGATAACACAAATGTTCAACTTCCTTTACGTAATTTAGTTTCAATCATAGGAGCTGTAGCTGTAGGTGTATGGGCCTACTTTGGTATTGTAGAAACTCTCAACAAACATAGTACAAGACTAGAGCTTATGGGTTCAGATCTTGAAAAGAATACAGAGTTTAGGATCAAGTGGCCACGTGGAGAAATGGGATCTCTGCCTGCAGATAGTGAGCAGTTTATGCTTATAGAAGATCTTTACAAATCGGTTGAAAAGATAGAAACAAATCTTGAACAAAATATGACAAACAAAGTTAATATTGAAAGATTACAAAAAGACGTAGAAAAAATGATAAAGGATATTGAAAAATTAAAAGATGCGAATAGAGAAATCAAATATACAAATGGTAATGTACAATGATTGAAACCATAGTAGCTCTTTTATTAATAGTTAATAACGAGATTGTTGAACACAGAATACAACCTGCTATGAGTGATTGCCTCAAGGGTAAGAGGGTTGCAGAGAGGCAGCTCAAGGGTGGCAGTAAGGTACAGTATCAGTGTATAAAATCAGAGGCAGAAATTGAAACAGATAAATTAGGCAACAAACATATCAAAAAATTAATACTTAAATAGTGGCCAAACAAAAATTTATAGACTTCTTGCCAAGGCCCAAGCCTAGGAAAAGACCAGGCAGGCACAGTAAAAAACCCAATAAAAAATTTAATAGAAAGAAATATGTTGGCCAGGGCAGGTAATAGAAGTGTTGCACTACAACAATATTTTTTGTAAAAGTAAATCATGTTACCTTTTTTAGGCATATTGAAAAATCCTATCTTTCGCCTGGTGGCTGACAAGACCATAGGCGCAATCTCCCATAAGTTGGAGAAGGATAAGATAATCAAAGCAAAAGAGATAGAAGCTACAACCAAGCTTGATATTGCTAAAGTAGGTGTACAACTAGAACAAGTTAAGCAGCAGCAAAACTCATGGAAAGACGAGTACCTTGTAGTTTTTTACACACTGATTTTTCTTGGGCATTTCGTACCATGGACACAGCCATGGATGGATAGAGGATGGCAGATCCTGGGCCAAGCAGATCCTATGTTCTGGTATATTATTTTAACAATAGTGGGAGCTAGCTTTGGTGTAACTACTTTAAAAAAAATAGGTAAAAAATAATGGCAGTAAAAAAAGTATTAACAAAAAGACAACTTGTTACTCTTGAGAGGCATAAGAAACATCATACAAACAAGCACATATCTGAAATGAAAAAGGCTATGCTCGCAGGAAAAACGTTCGGTCAAGCTCATAAACTAGCCCAAAAGAAAGTGGGTGCTTAATGACAGTTAAAGAACGTATAAAAGAACATGAAGGTTTTAGAGATACAGTGTACCTGGACAGCCTGGGTAAAAGAACAGTTGGATATGGACACCTTTGCGTAGAGGATCACTGGGAAGATGGCAAGAAATATGACAAAGAATATTTAGATGAAATCTTTGATAAAGATTTTCAAAATGCTGCAGATCAATGCGAAGATCTTTGTAATGATTATGAGCTAGATTTACCAGAAACAGTTACAGATGTTTTGATAGAAATGATTTTCCAACTTGGTATTGGAAATGTAATGAAGTTTAAAAAATGTTTGGCAGCTCTCCAGGAGAAAGACTTTGAAACTGCAAGCCTGGAAATGTTGGATAGTAGATGGGCATCTCAAACTCCATCAAGAGCAGAGAAGTTATCTTTGATTGTTAAAGAAGCTGCAGGAAGTTAGATTATCTTTTTGCAATATCTCTTTTGATATACCAATTATTCCAAGTATGTTTCTTTCCATCATTATGAAACCTGCCAAGAATTCCTTTATCAACTAAAGCGCAAAGCTTGTTGTAGGTTGCTGTTACACTGCTCATCTCCATAGCAGCTAGTATTCTTACAGAAGGAGCATGGCCCTTCTCATCATTAAATTTTTTAAAATTTACAAACACTGCCATTTGTCCAGGAGTAACAGAGTAATTAATTTTTTCCTGTAAAAATCCAGATCCATCACACCTTGGACAAATAGTTTTAGTATTATATTTTTTATTGTTTGCCACCCAACTCTCCTGCTATGGTCATATACTCATTCCAGATTGATGTATGTAATCCACTATCAACCTTATCTACTTCTTTCAAAGTATCATCATTAATAAGTAGGAGCTGCTTCAAGAACTCAAGCTTCTTCTGCTTGGAAGTTGTTTTATGATTTTTTATTTTATTCATATTATTCATAAATTCTTCTGCAAAAGATTTAGGATCTTCACAATAAACAGCAGGCCCTTTCAATCTTCTCATATCCCAGGGAGATTTATCATCCTCTGGTTGAGTATCTTGTTCCTGGGCCATAGGAGCTTCAGAATGACCAAGCTTTCCTTTGCCTATAGTTGTATCATCTTTAGCCTTCAAGGCATCTCCTGGGCCTTCTATGGCCTTTTTAGATAGATCTTTTAACTGATCTACAACTGGTTTTACAGTTTTTGTAGGAAAATCGTTAGCCTCCTCTGAAGTAATAACTCCTCCTATTTTATCTGCAAATACATCTCTCAATGCAAAGCCTCTAGCTCTCATCTTTAGCATCCTATCTGGGTAAGATTTCCATGGCCCAGATCTGTTAAGCAGGCCTGCTCTGTTGGCATCTGCCATAGAGAACTCTGACTTGTACCAGGATTGCCCACGTCTTTTAACTTCACATACAGCTTTCCTTGCAGCTCCTTCTCCAGATACTGTTTCTTTTATGTCCTCAAAATCTGGAGATCTTCTGCATAAAGCAAGAAGGCTATCTCCATAAATACTTGGCTTGCCATTTATCACAGCAATATTCTGCAGCGATTGTATTGGCGATAGGCCAAGCTCATCTCCCCAACTCATAGCCAGGTAAATATCTGCAGGCTTTCCTCTGAATTGTTGAGGCACTAGATTTGAATTAGAAATCTCCTTGGCAAATACCATAGGATCTTTCTTAATTAATTTACTCATAAATTTAAGCTCCTTTGATTTGGATCTTCTGTTAATGGTTTAAATAAAATATCAATCAACCTGTAAGATCCTTTAAATTTAGATTGAAAAACTTTAGAGCTTGGTTGTAGATGCTGCAGCTCCTCTGGTTTTAGCTGCATAATTTTATTGTTATGGGTTATCTCTAATCCACCTTTTTTTATTGCAGCCTGTACTTCATAATCTCTGACAGATACATACTTGCCCTGCCAAAGTTTAGTTACTTTTTTCTTTTTCATTGTCCTCCTTGATTTGGATTGTGTTGGATCTTTTTGAGTATGCTTCTTGAGCAGGTACAATTTTCTCTGGCTTTGCTTTGTAGTTTCTTGTTGGCCAAGAAATTTTAAAGTTATTGTACTTGGCAAAGGCAGCTTCTCCCATAGCTCCTTTGATTATATCCTGTGAGCTTTCAATCTTTTTCTTTCCAGATTTGATTTCAAGATTGCCCTCATGCCAGGTGTTGATAGCATCTCCAATCTGGTTGTTACCAGATAGATCTTTGGTATCATCTTTTGCTTCTGGATAAACCAAAGAGAAATCAGAACTTTTTTCTGGATCGTAAAATATTTCTTTTTCTCTCCTGCTCCAGAACTCACGCACAGCATTACTGATAAGATCCTGCGTTTCTTTGTGTGGGAATATTGGCCAGTATTGTATCTCCCACGTCTTGATATTGAATACCATTACAACAGATCTCCCAATGTTAGTACAGATCATCTGGCCCTGGACTTGTACTGGCCCTTTGTACAAAGGCAGTGTTGGTTCATGGATTGATGTAACTTTGTATTCAAATACTATATCTCCCTGCAGCTCATGGGCCTGGCCAAGTGGATCTGTTATCACAATTTTTTTTTCAGCTATGGCCCAATCATCTATGCTTGCTCCAAGTGGAGTATGAACTGCAGTGTATGGTTTTTCTTTTGCACCTTTTTTAAATTTTAAATTTGGAAAATCTTTCTTTGCAATTTTTTGTAATACTTCTTCAAAGTAATCTGTGTACTTGGAATAGTTAAGCTGCTCTGGTTCAACCCAAGATCCATTCTTTTTGTCAATGAATTCCTGGAGCAGCTCATTCTTTGATGGCGCATTTGGATGTCCAACTCCCATCAATATTGGCAGCCTGCTGCAAGTCATGTATTTTAAATCATCTGTTACTTTCATATTTGCTCCTATATTAGTTAATTAGTAGTACAAAACAAGATAGTTATCTGTACATTTCCACATTTCTTACAGAGCTAGCATACCATTTGCCCTCTGTTTTGCTCTTGATCCCTCTGGCATTGAGAGCAGCAGCAATCCCTCTGTAGGTATTTACTTTGCCATTCTCTCTTATGTCCTTGATCTTTGGTAAGATCTCTCTGGCAAATTCAGCAGCAGCTTTCTTCTTTGCTTCAACAGCTAGAGCTGCAGCCTGGGCCAAGTTAGTTGTATTGCCAAGCTTGGTAATAATTCTATTGGAAGCTTTGGTTCTGTGCTGCCCATCTCTTTTTAATTTTTTTTTGATTTGTCTTAATCCATTTCTTGTTCTTTGTTGGATCATCTTAACT